ATTTTAGTAGCGGCGTTCAGGGTACAACAATAGCAAGTCAAGGTTATGGTGTTAGGGTTGTTGCTGGTTCAGGAGATACAGCAGGTCTTATTCAATTCACAAATAATGCAATTAGTGCTCAGTGGTCATCTATTTCATCCACCAATGGCGTTATAAATCTTAATTCTACAACCACTAATGCAAATGCAATAAATGCAAGTTCTGTTAATGCAACATCTTATTCCGGTGGTCTTGTAACTTCTGTAGCGGCGGGTTCTGGGATTAGTGTTTCTGCTAATCAGGGCGCTGTGACTATTACATCAGCAGGTATTGGCATTAATCAATCATGGCAAAATGTTTCCCGTGCTCTTGGTTCAACATATACAAATTCAACTGGTAGTCCAATTATGGTCATTGTTTCGGTTGCCTCAGGAGCCGGTAATTATCAAACCTTAAGCGCCAATGTAAATGGCACTTCATTTTTAATTGGCCAAGATGCAAATAGTGGTGGCGCTACTTATTGCACGGGAACTTTTGTTGTTCCAAATGGGCATTATTATATTGTTACAGGAACAGGCGGCGCGGGTCTTCAACAGTGGGTTGAATTACGTTGATGAATTTTACTTGGACGTTTCCCCAATTCATTGTCAATCCAACATCTAATGGCCTGACCAATGTGGTTACGGCAATCAACTGGGTTTGCACGGGGACTGACGGCACATATACGTCATCCATGTCTGGCACAGTTCAATTAGGGTCGCCTAACCCCGCTGAATTTGTGCCGTATGCTGACATCACACAAGCAATGGCGTATGCGTGGGTGGCGCAAAGTATAAGTATAATTGGCGTGGAAAATCAGATTGCCATGCAAGTAAATGATCTTTCCAAACCCGTTATCCAAACGCAAGCGCCACCCTACTGAGGTTACCATGGATCCATTTACCCTGATTGCTGGCGCAACCGCGATATATAACTCAATCAAGTCCGCAGTTGATGCTGGTCAGGATATGATGGCGACCGCCGAGAAGGTAAGCAATCTCTTTGGTAAAGTGGGCCAGATTGTTACGATCGCGTCAACGCCGCGCAAAAAGAAACTATTCCAATCGCAAGCTGAATTTGAGGCCGAGGCGGTTAAGATATACGCCATTAAAGCCAAAGCCCTTGATATGCAGCTTCAGGTAAAAAACTTGTTTGTTGGTCAATATGGCCCTGCAGCGTGGGAAGGCATTCAACGGCAAGTGATTGAAATGCGTAAAGAAGCGGCTCGTCAGGCTGCGGCCGCGTTAAAGGAGCAAGAAGAGAACCGAAAGGATTTGATTATGGTTAGCAGCATAGTCGGTTTTCTGGTATTGGGTATTGCTGCAATTGGTATTTTTCTCATGATAACGGTGAAATGACATGGACATTCTTAAAACTTTTGGACCATTGATTGGTTCAGTTGCACCTACCATCGCTACCGCTCTTGGTGGTCCAGTCGCAGGTATGGCGGTCAAGGCTCTATCTGGTGCATTGTTTGGCCACGAAAACGGCACGGAAGAAGACATTCAGGCAGCCTTGGCTAACCCAACTGGTGATCAGCTTGCCGCCCTAAAAAAGATTGATGCCGATTTCAAAACTCAAATGAAGTCGTTGGACATTGATCTTGAGCGTATTGCCGCGGATGACCGTGCTTCGGCCCGTCAAATGCAGATTGCAACACATGATTGGACGCCTCGCGCCATTGCCATTGTTGTGATTGTTGCTTGGGTGTTTATTCAGTGGCATTTGCTGAACAATACGATCCCCGCCGATATGCGCGAACTGGTTGCCCGTGTCCTTGGTACGCTCGATGCGGCTTTAACCTTGGTTCTTTCTTATTATTTTGGCGCTTCTCATCAGCACACTTCTCCTCCAAAGGACGCACCGTGAAAGACAATTGGGAAAAGTGCTTTGCCCTCGTCCTTAAAAACGAAGGTGGTTACGTTGATAACCCTGCCGATCCCGGCGGGGCGACCAACCTTGGCTGCACTAAAGCAGTTTGGGAACAGTATGTTGGACATTCGGTGACCAAGGACGATATCAAGGCGCTAACGCCCAACGACGTCATGCCCCTGTACAAAGCCAAGTATTGGGATACAATTAAGGGCGACGATTTGCCGGAAGGCGTGGATTATGCCGTCTTCGATTTTGCCATCAACTCGGGGCCGTCCCGCGCTGCAAAAACCCTTCAGTCGGTACTCAGTACCAATCCAGACGGACAAATCGGCCCCGCCACGCTACGCGCTCTTGAAACGTCAAACCCTCGTGAAGTTGCTACAGCGGTATGCGAAGCCCGATTAGCGTTCTTACAATCATTGCCGACTTATGGTACATTCGGAAAAGGCTGGTCCCGTCGGGTGTCAGAGGTTGAGCAAACCGCATTTAACATGGTGTAAACATGGATTATAACACCTACGTCCAGCAAATAGCGACAATGGCGGTTATCCCGACAACGGATACCAACTATCAAATCATTTTGCCTCAAATGATTAATTACGCAGAACTGCGGATGCAGCGTGATCTTGACTTCTTGTCAACACAAATTAGCAATTCATCTTATTCTTTTACGTCCGGCAATAACACTTTAACAATACCAACGTCCGCATTTGTGGTTGTGCAAACTTTTGAAGTTATTGACGGTTCAACCAATTCATCGCCTTTATTGCCAGTGGGCAAAGAGTATATCCAAAACGTCTATGGTACGGGGTCCAGTCAGGGTTTGCCTCAATATTTTGCCGTTTATGGCGGTGATTCGGCCACGACTGGTTTGACTAGTCAGAATATAATTGTTGGGCCAACGCCTGATTCAAATTATTCTGTCCGCCTTACTGGTACTGTACGTTCCGCGCCGCTGTCGGCTACAAACACCACGACATACATTTCTGTTTATTTGCCTGATATGTTTATTATGGCTTCAATGATTTACATTTCCGCATATCAACGCAACTTCGGCCGTCAATCGGACGATCCGCAAATGGCCCAATCTTATGAGGGGCAATATCAGGCTTTGCTTCGTTCTGCCTTGATTGAAGAAAACCGGAAAAAGTTTGAAGCTGCAGCGTGGACCTCTTATTCGCCTGCCCCTGCCGCATCGCCTACGAGGTAATCCATGCCTCATAATACGATCAAGCTGAAACCCGGCGTAGAAACAAATACAACACCTGCGTTGAATGAGGCGGCATATTCATCGTCTCAGCTTGTTCGGTTTTTGCCTGAACGAAACGGTTATGGTTTGGCACAAAAACTTGGCGGTTGGGTTGCTTATTTTAACTCTGCTATTAACTCAAAAATCCGTGCCTTAAAAGGTTGGGCAGACCTTAACGCCGTAAACCACCTTGGTATTGGCGCTGAATCTTCTTTAAATGTGTTAACGGGTGGCAATCTAATTAACATAACGCCGCAAACAACTGTTACCAATTCAACGCCTAATTTCACGGCAACAAATGGATCAAACGTCATTCAAGTTGTTGATTATGGTCTTGTTGCTTCAACTTTAGATTACGTCAATTACGTTACGCCCGTTGCGGTTGGTGGGTTGGTTTTAAACGGGCCTTACCCTGTTTATTCATCTTCTTCTGCCGTAAGTGCCGCAACAAGCACCACAAGTGGAAACGGTACGACAGCAACAATTACATTTCCCGCACAATCCGTAGCTCCCGTTTTAGGCTCAATAATTTCAATAAGCGGCGTTACACCATTAGCTTACAATGGTAATTGGACCGTTACGGCGTCATCTACAACATCTGTGTCTTTTGCAAGCACGGCTACGGGATCGCAAACCGTTTCTGGGACAATTCAATACGGATCAAATTATTCAATTCTTGCATCCAACAATGCATTTGCCGCACCCTATACGCCCGGCGTTTCTTATTATTTTACCACGACATCCGGATCTCAAACGGTAACTTGTACGCTAGCCAATCATGGCTATAGCGTTGGAAATCAATTTTATATCGGTGTTTCAACAACAGTTGGCGGCATTACGCTATCTGGTCTTTATACCGTTTCCTCAGTTACATCGACAAGCGTATTTACTTTTTCGGCACAAAATACGGCAACATCCGGAGCAAGCGCGTATATCAATAGTGGAAACATTCAATCAACATTTTATATTGCTTTAGGACCACAACCTACGCGTACTGGATTTGGTGTCGGCGGATATGGTACTGGCGGTTTTGGTGTTGGTACGTTGCAAATATCTGTACCGGGTACATCTATTTCTGCAACCGATTGGACACTTGATAACTTTGGTAAAGATTTAATTGCCTGTCCCGCAGGTGGTGCAATCTATTATTGGGATCCAAGCGGACAACTTCAAACAGGTCAAATTGTTGGCGGAAATGCACCTCTTGTTAATAGCGGTATTTTCGTTGCTATGCCTGAGCGCCAAGTAATAGCTTATGGCTCGTCGTTTACGCTATCTCCGGATCCGCTTCTTATTCGTTGGTCTGATATTGGGGACTTTACTCAATGGGCCGCAACACCGACGAATCAAGCAGGGTCTTATCGCATCCCAACGGGTTCTAAGATAGTTGCTGGTATCCAAGGTCCGCAACAGGGTCTTTTATGGACTGACTTAGACCTTTGGGCAATGCAGTACATCGGGCCTCCGTTTGTTTACGGGTTCAACAAAATTGGTTCAAACTGCGGCGCAATATCAAGGCACTGCACAGGTCAATTGAATGGTGCTATCTATTGGATGTCGCAGAAACAATTTTTTATGAGCATGGGGTCTGGGCCTCAATCTATTCCATGCCCTGTCTGGGACGTGATTTTTCAGAATATCAATACATCATATCTTTATAAGGTTGCTTGTGGCGTAAACAGTCAGTTTAATGAAATTACATGGTATTATCCATCTGCCTCGTCCACCGAGAACGATAGCTATGTTAAATACAATACGGTTCTCCAACAGTGGGACTACGGTACTCTTGGGCGTACTGCTTGGATTGACCAATCTGTTCTTGGGCCTCCCATTGGTGCTGGGTCTGATAATTACTTATATCAGCACGAAGTAGGTAATGACGCCGCCGTTGGAACACAAACAACAGCCATGTTGTCATCGTTTCAAACGGGTTATTTTGAACTTAACGAGGCCGACAACTTAATCTTTATCGATCAAATTTGGCCGGATATGAAGTGGGGTACGTATTCTGGTAATCCAAATGCTACTGTGCAAATTACGTTTTATGCAACCAATTACCCCAGCGATACACCAGTGGCATACGGCCCGTATACGATGACGCAAGCGACTGAGTATATATCTGTTCGAATTAGGGCGCGTCTTATGGCGTTTAATATATCGTCCAACGACGTTGGTACGTTCTGGCGTTTGGGTGCAATCAGATACCGATATCAGATTGACGGGAGGTTCTAGTGGCATCACTTGACGATATTCTTACCACACAAAAAAACGGTGTGCAGGGCATCAATGCTCTTAATCACACAACACAAAACATTGCTGGTACTGTTAATACATACGAAATTAGCGCGACAACGTATTTTGCAACGACAATTGGCTGGGTTTCTAAAGTAAGTGTTATTGTCGCGGG